TCAAGAAAAGATAACTGAGTTGAAGCAGAGAGTCTGTTCCGAATCCTTGTTCACTGCCCCATCGGAGTAAGAACTCCGTGATGGGCTTTCTAGTTCTCAGAACGCTTGGCATCGTCTTCGGAGGATTTTTATCGAAAAGGCCTTGAAGGATTGGTCTAGCGGTTTCCGTCGTCAACTCTATCAGTCTATTATCTAGAATCAAGCCTTCGGCCATCATTTTATTTCGGAGTTTCCGGTTGATATTGGCGATTTCCGGCGGTCGGTCGATCTTTGGTCTTGGCATGAATGCCTCCTATCAAGCCTATGATACAAAGCTTTCGGAGGTAAGTCATATTCTATATCGGCTATCTAGAAGCGTCCGACGCCAATGCCGAAGATATGACAAACCCCGGAGCATAAGCTCCGGGGTTTGAAACCTGTTGATTTCCTTAGGTTTAGAGGAAGGTCAACGAGCTAGCGTTGATTCCGACAAGGCCGAGATAATCCGCAGCGTTACCGAGCGAGTTGTTGATGTCCGACAACTCCAGGTAGCCATATCGTGTCATAAGACCGATAGACGGCTGGTAAGTGGCCGGATCAATTACGACGCCGGTTGCGGTCAGCGGGACGTATGGGCAGAAGTAAGCCGCAGCGTCAATTTCGCTTCCCTTGAAGCCGATGAGGACTGGAGTGTCTTCACGGGCGTACTGGTCGACGTAAACTCGCATCTGGTTGTTAAGAACACCAACGAACTTGGTGTTTGTCGGAGCCTCGAACACGCCTTCAGTCGTACGAGCGAAAGCGGAGGTTGTTGCAGACTGCAGAATCGTCAAAGCTGTTGGGCTTACGACGACCCAGTTACCTGCACCTCGTCGGGTACGAGACGCGATCAAGTTAGCCTGATTGTTGATCAGGATGGCGAGAGCGGCGTGTACGTCACCGATGTAAGTCGGGGTACCTGTGACCAAGCTCTGGTCGAAGATGCTCGTTGGAGCACCTGGAAGACGACGGAGACTGAACAGGATTTCCTGATCGATTTCCGCAGTGATTTCCTGAGCCATAGCCGACATAATTTCGGCTTCAAGGTCGATTGCGTGCTGAGACTGTGCGTCCTGAGCAGCTTCAAACGTCCAGGTTGCGGAGAGTCGGCGTGTACCGGCTGTTACCGTTTCCTTGACGATCTGAATGCTGATTCTCTGACCGACAGTTCCTTCGAGGGTTGCTGTTGGAGCAGCAGCCGGATTCGTTGGGTTACCGTTACCAGAGTAGTAACGCGCAATGAAGAACGGTCCAAGAGCTTCATCACCTGCAATGACGCCAGGGAATCCTGGGGCACCAACAACTGGGAAAGTCTGGGCGTACTTCACACGCAGGGTATGAATTTGGCAAACCGGGCCTGGCATTGGCTGAACACCAATGATTTCATTCGCGATAACCGTCGGCATAACACGTCGGATAACCGGAAGCAGAACTCGGTTGAGGGTTGCAATGTTGCCTGCCGAAGTAGACGCCGCAGCGGCATTTTCGAACAGCATCATTGTCGGGTTGTTGAGCATATCGTTCTTGGCGTTTTCCAAGAGGAGGCCCAAGCAAGCGGCCTTGGTCGGCTGTGGGGTCTTGCGGTCGAAACCGAACTTGAGGTCATCGCCCTCGAGTAGAGCTTCCTTGTAAGCCTTCCAGCGCGCTTCAAAGAGTTTGTTTTGCATCTTTATTGACTCCTTTGCAGTCTTGTGTATTTAACTCTGGTTGAAATTATCGACTCATACCGGCTCTTTTTCGCAAAGATTGGATCTCGGCGTCAAAGTTCTCGGTTTCGTCAGTTGATCCCTTGAAGTTTTCGAGCAAATTACGACTGTTGCCCTGGACCTCACGTGTCTTCTTAGGAAGTTCTACCCTCTTGTTGGTTTCCTTCAGGATAGTCTTGCCTGGCTTTGCAGCAGGCTTTTCTTCCTTCAGGACCGTTGGAAGGTATCGTTCATAAGATGTCTTCAAGGCAGAAGTCTTCACTCCTTCGAGGAGATCGCTCATCATCTTACGGCCCTCTGGGTTGAGGGGACGAAGAAGCTGACTCAGGACTTGTGTTCGCTGAGCACGATCCTCTACGAGAGAGATTCGACGTTCGGCTGAAGCCAGCTTCTGTCTCGTCTCTTCAAGTTTCTTCAGACCTTCTTGGTTGCGCTTTTCGGCTTCTTGAAGCTTCTTCGAGTAGCCTTTTACCGCTGAGCCTTCCGCTAGGTAAGAGCCCATGTATTCGGCAGCAAAGGCTTCGAAGACCTTGCGTCCGAAATGATTCTTGCGAGCCTCGAGAACCTCTTCCTTCATTCCAACGAATGTAGTCTTGGCTTCTTCGCTCACAAATTTCTGTACCGCTTCTGCGGTCTTCTGAATGAAATCCTTGCGGAACTCTCGGAGTTTCTCCTTACCTTCACGTAGAACCTTGGCACGTGTACCAGACAGGCGCTTCATTTCTTCGTGCAGTTCTCGAACTTCCTTGCCGAGGTTTTCAATCACAAAAGCTTCGAGCATCTTGACCCGGCGAGCTAGCTCGCGTTCGTAATTGCCCTTCGCTTCCTTGAGTTGACGTGCTAGAACGACCCGCTCTTCCTTGAGCTTTACATGGTCGCCGGCTAGTTCCTTCATTTCGCCCTTCATGGCTTCGAGAACAAAGCGTCGGAGCAAAGTAGATTCCTTCGTCAAGCGTGCCTGGTACTGCTCGCGGAGCTTCGATCGGCCCTTTGCGTACCGAATGCGCTGCTCTTCGAGGCCCTTGATGTTTCCGGCGAGTTCCTGCATTTCTTCCTTCAGGTTCTCCTTGAGCCAGACGTTCATCGCCTCGGCGATTCGCTTCTTGTCTTCGTTGTAACGCTTCGCGTGTTCTTCGCGAATGTTCTCTTCTGTCTCTTCGAGTGCCTTCTTCCACGCACCTTCGATTGCTTCCGCAATCTGGGGCTGTAGAGCGCCGCTTTCGATGAGCTTCTTGAGTGCTTCGTTCATCTTTTGCTCCTCAGCTAATTGATCTCAACCATTCTTCACAAAGCCGAGTCAGCTCTGACTGCTGATTGAGACCGAAATTTCGGTTCTCATAGACAGCCTGCGGATACGCTTGCGGAGCACTCGGACGAGCGACGATATCAATCGTCACAATGTCGAAGTTGCTCACGTATCCAGAGTTATCAACATTGCCGGTTCCCCGGCTGCTGACTCCCATTGTTCCCCTCTTCAAAAGCTTCTGAACCTGAATACCCATATCAGTATCCAAGATCTCGAGCTTTCCAACCGCATTTTGGCCATCCATCATGATCTCAACCAGCTTATGGCTGATCCTATCGCTATGGATCTGTAGCTCTTCCGGATGGTCGAGCTCGCCCCAAATAGTCTCTCCATCCTTCATCGCGTCGTTCAACTGCTTCACAGCTCGTTGAATTTCGTGCGCCGGATAGATGCGGCCGTTGTGATTCCGAACACCTGCTTGAAGGCAAATTCCCTTCAGATAAAGCCGTTTCTGTCCGTCCTCGGAATCCTCTGTGAGAATTTCTGGACGGAACACATGGGACTCTACCAGAGTTTGCTTCGGAACTACCAAGCTCAAATTTGGAGCCTTGAGTCCCGAAGCGTTCTGAATTGCCTGCCAGTCCGTAAGGTTCATCTATTCGATTTCCCTTAGAAGGTGTTCTTCTTCTTGCCAGCAATCAAGCTCTTGGTGTTCAACACCGGCTTGTCACTGTTACCAGTACCAATTGTCTTACCGTCAGTCTTGCTGTCGGCCATTGCGTATTCCTTGGCACCCTTGACGTCGTCGAGCTTCGCAGTCTTGACGGTGTTTGCACCGGTCATTGTCTGCTTAACGGTCGAGTCTCGGAGGTAGTTCGGAGACATATTCCATTCGAAGTTCTTCTCGATTGGGCCCTTTCCGATTGGAATCGGCTTGCCCTTTTCGGCGCGCTTCTCAGGAGCGGTTTCGATACCGGAGAGGTTGGACTCAGTCTGTTGCTTATCCTTCATCTTCTTGCCACCAACTTCGGTGCCATCGACGTTAGAGTAGCCAGACTTATACATTTCGCCGGTCTTTTCGAGACCTGTGTAGAAGGACTCTTCGAGATCATCAAAGTCACCGAGCTCATCTTTGCTCTCCATGGCTTCTTCCTCGCCCTCTTCACCAGCAGCCTCTTCCTCGGCGCCCATGTCTTCTTCTTCGGCGCCCATGTCTTCTTCTTCGGCGCCCATGTCTTCGGCTTCTTCTCCAGAAGCTTCTTCCTCGGCACCTTCTTCGCCAACGAGTTCGGACAGCTTGTCATCCATCGTTTCGAACTTGTCGATCAACTCTTGAAGTTCATCTTCGATGTTCATCAGTCTGTCGACTTCGCCTTCTTCGCCGCCTTCTTCACCTGGAAGATCGCCGAGTTCACCGGGTTCTCCGGCTTCTTCGCCAGCTTCAGCCGAAACCGCATCTTCATCGCCGGCCAACAGGTCATCGACGCTCTCGCCTTCGGCTTCTTCGTCACCCATGTCTTCGTTCGTGAAGTATTCTTCGGCTTCGACCTGCTTCTCGAGGTCGCCCATGTTTTCGTCCATGTCCTCTTCAGGGTGCATGGAAGCCATGTTTTCTTCTTCCAGGAACTCACGAAGCATTGTGCGGCCTTCAGAGAGGGCGACTTGCTTGAAGAGTGCCTTTGCCTTGCTCTTCTCACCGTTAATCAGGTGTTCGAGCATCTTGATGTACACGTCAGTCATTCTAGAAACTCCTTGTCATACAGGAAATCTGTGTCTAGTATTTAAGGAGGGGTTTGCAAACCGGGTTCGAGCGCGTTTGAAACCCGAGTTTTAAGCCGGTTTCGGCCAGACAACTCGAAGGCGATCTGGCTTTACCTTGTTCAGAAGTATCACTTCGTCCG